ATCATCAGGATCATATTTTACACCAGGATCAAGAATAACAACAGGACCAGGAACATAATCAATATCTTCACCAGTTTCAGTTTCAGGAACAGGATAGTTTTCACCTTCAGAAACAATATAAATGTCAATTATTTGCTGATAAGTAGGAGAATCCTCATCAAAATCAACAACTGCCTTTGCTATAGCACCATATCCATTACTACATTCATCAGTTATTTCTATAAATGGTGCAGCATTATAACCAGATCCACCACTTACTAAATCTACTCCAATAATACTACCAGTAGCAAGATTACCTTGACCAACAATAGCACCAACAATTGCTTTTCCTATCCCACCTTTTCCATTAGTACCAAAAATATTAACCTTTATTCCTGCACAATTTAATGGTGGTCCAGCATAACATTTACCAAGACCACTACTAAACCCTGGAGCAGATACACTTGGATTCAAGAAATCAAACATTCCTAATGAACCACCTGCAATACTAAGATCCTGAATCTTATCAACTAAACCTTTAGTAAGTGCATCGGCAGCATTTGCAGCTTCCATGATAGCATCTACACTAACACCAACAGCACTCTTTGGACCTTTTCCAATTACCCATTCATTACTTGAAGCATCATAATTAAAAGTTGGACGACATTTTAATGCTTTCTCAATAGCAATTAATCCTGCTGCCTTTGATCTAAGAAATCCACCTAAACTAAAACCACCTAAAATATTAGAAACTCCTCCCATAAGTGGTCCCAATACATTAGTTAATCCCCCAATAATTTTATTCATAATTCCAGCAACAAATTGTTCTCCAATACATGAAACAAAATTTGTTACATTATCAATTAAACCCTTCAATAATGCTTTAATTGAATCTCCAATTGAATTAGCAACATTCTGTACTGCACAAGGTAAAAATTGCTGAATTGCTTGAACTGGTAATAACATCGCTGCTTGTGCTGCTGCTCCTGCTTGTTTTGCTCTAGCTCTACTCTTAGTTGCTGCAAAAGTTGTTGCAAAAACACCATTATATAAAGTCTTTAACCCACCATTTAATGCTGGAGCCATTCCATCTTTATAAAGAGCCCCTGTCATATCTCCAATTAACCCATTTGATAATCCAGTTATTTTACTAGTTACCCCATCAATTTTTGAATCAATTAAACCTTTTATTGATCCAACTTCTTTACTAAGAGGAATCTTATCAGAAATTTCACCAAGAGGATTTCTTATCGCTTTAATATCACTAACAAGTCCTTCGACCTCACTTGTTATCTTACTTATTTTAGAAGTTGGTGAAGAACTACCAAATACTACAGTTTTACCTTCAGCAACTGAAGCAACTCTCTCAGTTTCACTACTAATCTTATTTGCAATATCAGTAGATACATGTCTTGGAGATTTTTGTGATAAAGCATTCTCCTCATTAGTCTCATCTGCTATTACAATAGATCCATCATTTTTTATCTTACTTGTATATCCAGTAAATGGTTGAAAGGGTCTTTCATATTCACCATTTGGAGAATATAATGTATTACCAAAAACACCAGTTATAACAGGTTGTTGTGCATCATCACCATCTGCAAAAAATCCCATAACATTATCACCAGGTGATATTGATATAGTTGTTGCTTTATTACCTTTACCAGATCCAGCAGTTGTTGGTAACAATACAGTTGCCCAAGGTAAATCCTCATCAGGAAGTTCCACAGTATTTTGAGGATGATACCCCATTATACGAACTTTACGTCTGTTACCCCAACCAGATCCATTTATTTGAGCACCTTGAGCTTTCTCTGGTGCAACCTGTCCAATCCACCAAACATATCCATCTCTTCCAATAAAATTGGATTTTATAATAGATTCTTCAATCATTTTTCTGCCTTTCCGAACGTATCTTTAATCAATTTCAATGAAGTATATGATCCAGTAGAATCAAAATGATGACATAGTTCCTTAATCATATATAGACCAGTTTGCTCACTATCTTCAGTTTTTTTAGTACCCATTTGTACTTTAGGGAATTGACATCTAATTATATCTCCAGCACATAGATTAGTATTTGATGGTATAGTCATAGATATATTTTGTGTCAAAATCGTATTATATCTCATCAATGCTTGAGACTGTATTCTTGCAGGAGATGCATTTTCATCAACAGAAACACCTTTTTCTATAGTTCCAATATCTAAAACTGCAGTTACATTCCTCGTTGGTATTTCACCCAAAGTTAAATCAGAATTAGGATTAACTTTTGGTAAAGTTATATCCTTTCCAAGATTACTACTTTTTTCTTTATATTTCTCCAAATCAAATTTACCATCTTTTGTAGAAGTATATTCAAAATTACAAGGATTAAAAAACATTCTTTGACTACAATAAGTACCTCTTTGCATATTACCTATAAGATTCTGATTCTTATTAGTATTATATTTCATAATTTTAAAATCATTATCTGGAACTGATTGTACAACTTCAGTAAAAACATATAAATTTTCATAAGGATCAGATGATATTAAATCATCTATTGATCTGAAATTATATCCTTTTTTAGTTTCAAAGAAAACATATCCAGCAGTAGCATCTTCGGAAGAAGATTCTGGTACAGATTTTGATGCTAACCAAGTTAATATTGTAAATGGTTTTCTCATATTACCAATAAATCCATAAGGATTTTGAGTTGGATCTATATAAGTATCTTTATTTGTTGCCAAATATTTTTTTATAATATCCTTTGCAGTTTCTGATATTTTTAATGATGCTGGATACTTTCTACCAACTCTTGAAGTTTCATTTGTCAATGCTTCACGAGAGACTAAATTTAAAGTAAATCCTTCAACTTCTGTAGTAGAAATAACATTAGTAATACTGGAAACAAATAAGTAATTCTCCTGTTCACTAAAATCCAATCCTGGATTATTATCAGTATTACCAGTTACCTTTAAACTAATTCTTTCACCACCCCTTAAAGGCAATCCATTATATATTGATTGAAATTTATTATTCTCGTCCTTAATAGCATTACCAACATTAACTACTTGAAGTTTAACTGTAATTGTAGGTGAAAAAATATCCTCATAATAATCTATACTAACAACACCTGGAGCAATATCAACAGTTTTTGATTGATCTGCTGACTCTATTATAATTTTTTCATAAATTGACTTATCTATTGCTGCCATTTAAGTATATGCGTATTGTAAAGATTGAACTTGTTTAATAAAATTGCCAGGTTTATTATTACCAAGCATAACAACTTTAGTTTTTGATCCACCAGAAGGAGATGCAGAAGAAGATCCAGAAGAAGGTTGAGAACTAACCATTATAACTGGACCTTTCCTATCAACCTTAACCCTTTCAGCTAATTGCAAATCCACCTTCTTTTTAGTATTAATTTTATTCTGAACTTTTAAATCTCTTCTTGCAAATTGCTCCTCATTAGATTTATTATTTATTGTAGATTCTATATTATCATTTCTTTTAATATTCCAAAAAGATTTACTATTTAAAGCATTTATAGTGTCCTCACCACCAATCTTTTCAGTTGTTTCTTTATTTAAAATACCTTCACCAGATTCAACTAATGCCTTTTCTCCACCTTGTTCATGAGACTTTCCTTTTATAAACCCACCCTTCTTAAACATTTTCCATCCACTAGCATCTAATGCCTTTTCTTGCTGTGCATTTATTTCAGGTGAAAGTTCTTTACCATCCAATCCTCTTATATCAGGAGTTTTATCAAGACCAGATTCTTTTTTAGCTTGTTGTAGTTTTTCATCATCAGAATCTTCAATTAATTGTTTTGGATCTAATTCTTTAACTTTATCAACTTCAACATTAACTTTATCTTCAGTTTCCTCATCACCACTATTAATAAGAGTACCATCTTCATCAGGATCTACTTCACCTTCTTCCTCAATTTCCCCATCAGTAGGATTACTTGGAGGATTAGGAAATAAATCAAGAAAGTCCCACCATTGATTTTTTCCAGGCTTAACTCCCATATTAGATTCCATAATCTCATCAGGATCAAATGAATTCAAACCATACATTTTAGGATTCATATACATTGCCATTGATAAACTAAGATCCTGATCAATTAATGCAAATTTTTTGTTTATATCCTCCATCTCAGTTTCGATGGTTTCATTCTCTTTAGTAAATTCTAATCTCAATACACCACTTAATATCTCACCAAAATCATTCGTAAAAGCAGTTATATTACTACCAACAGATTCTATCCAATTACTAAGAGTTGTAGCTGCATCCTTTATAGTTTTAATAAACTTATTTGTCTTCTTAATCAACTCTGGCAATGTTCTCACCATCCAACCTATTAAAACAACACCAAACAAATTAAGTACTCTTCCCAAAAATCCTCTTGTACTAGAAGTAGGTATTTTTCCCTGCATCCTCATAGGACCACCAACTTTACCTGCTTCTATAATATCCTCTCTATCCTTTCTTAAAACAGCTTCTCTTCTTCTCCTAAAAAAAGTATCATCTCTTCCAATTAAAGTCCTTTTATATTCATTATGAGACTTAGTTTTTTGTACAATACCTCTTGTCACTCTAATTGATTTAACAAGACCTTGAGAAAGATTAGAAGTAGTCTCACTTATCTTTCGTAGACTTTTAGAAGTAATATTTAATGAGGTATGTACCCTTTTAGTATTTCTATCTGACATATATTAAACTGGAGCTACTTGAAACTGCTTATATGCAAGAAATACATAATCATTATCACCATTAGAAGATGCTATATCAGGGATCTCACCAGATCCAGATGAAGTTGATCCACCAGGAGAAGAACCAGATGATTGACCAGCATTTGAAGCAGCATTCATTGGAACAATAAGAGGTGCAGGTTCTTGTAATTGATTAATCTGCTTATCATTCTTTTTAATTTGAAGATTATTTTGATTTGCTACTATTTTTTCATCCCCACTACTATTAATCTCTTCTTGTAAAGATTGTAACCGATCACCATACTTAAGAGCAAATGCATCATTAGCACGATTAAATTCTTCTTTAGTTTCATAATCACCCTCTTGAGGTTTTTTTGATAAAATATCATTCTGAAGATCCACTGCACTTATTGGTGACATAAGACTTGCATTTATGCCACTATTATTATCACTAGTTTGATTCTCAGATTGTGAAGAGGATTCTTTACTATTTTGAAATCTAAGGAAATTTAGAATCTCACTTACACTTATCCATGTTAAAATACCACCAATATCGGCAAGAACTCCAAACTTTTTCCTAAGACCACGTTCAACAATTTTACCTGCACCAAAAGCAATACTCTCATCTACAATAGTATCTTTAATATCTTTACCAAAAAGAAGAGATTGAATACCAATATTAATACCAAGACCCTTAGCACCTAATGAACTTGGTCTTTTATTAGATCTCCACCATTTATTTTTATTTTTCTTTAATTGTTTTGTCTTCTGTTTCTTAGTCATATTTGATGCTTCATCTGCTGCACCAAATAAACTTACACCACCCTGAAAAGAACCTGCTTTACCAGCACCTTTACCAAAAATACCACCAAATAAACGAGATAATAATCCAGTCAAAGCAATAAGAGGTGCTTTAACTAACCTATTAATAGAAAATAAAGCAATTCTTTTACCAACTGTTGATAAGGTTCTCAGTATAAGACCCAATCCACTTTTAAGTAAAAGAAGAGTACCACCAACAAATAAAAGATTTTTATATAATTTACGTCTTAATTCTCCCAATTTCTGAGTATTACCCTCAGCTCTTGCTTTTAAAATTGATAATGCCTGAACGCTAAACCATCCACCAACAAGATATCCTAAAAAATTCTGTAGATTCGCTAAACTGGATTGTACTTTTGATCCAATTCTTCTAACAGGTGAAGTAAGTGCATTTACAATCTTAGATTCTATAGCACTTTCTTTTCCTTCCCTTAATGCTTGTTGTGCAAGTATAAAATCTCTTTTAGCCTTTGCTTCTTCTCTCTGCCTTTCTAAACTTTGACTTAAAGATAAACTTTGCTGTAATCCATTTAAACCACTTGTTAATACAGCAATATTATTTTCTAATTGACCAATTCTACCAGTAAGTCCTCTTACTAATAATGAATTATTTTGTATTAAAGTAGTAGTTGTTGGATCTGGTCTGGTAATCATATTACCAGGTAAACCACCACCTGCAAACATACTAGAAGAAACACTTCTTCTAATACCTTGTATTGATCCTGCTACTGGTGATGCTGGTTCAGCCATTTGCTGCTGCTTGTTGTGCTTTTAAATTTTCTTCTTCAATATATTGCTGAAGAAGAGATAGATAAATTTCCCTTTCCCAAGGTATCATATTTTCTAACTCTGTTAAGCTATATTTATGATGTTGCATTAAGGCAAAATTTATTTTATAGTATGACGCAAGATCTTCATGCGACATACTTACTCGAAAAAACTTTGTAATCCCTCCAATACAACTTCACTTTCAACTTTAGTATTTGGATTTGTAACTTTTACAGTATGTGATAATTTAGGCATTGTATTAAAGAAATTTTCAACTTCTTTAAATTGTTTTGAACTTAATTGTTCAACAAACTCATTCAACTCTTTATCAGTAGAATCGGAACCTGCCCAAGATTCCTCTTCAGAATATATTTGATCTATACAAGAAGCAATTAATTTAAAAGTATCATCTACATCTACAGCATCTGCAGAAACAGCAAAATTTGATTTAATAAATTCACTCATTGATGGATATTTCATCCTAAGTGTAAGATTATCATCTAATTTAATATCTTTAGAATGATCTTTTGATTCTTGTATCTGTATTTCATCAATATTAATAACGGATGAAACTTGTGTCTTTTCATCATCAGGACAAGTAATCATAACTTCAATCTCTTCACCTACAGATTTTCCACGTATATTAAGGAAAATATATTCAATATCAAATGTAGAAAGAGATTCTACTTTAACACCCCTTGAAAGAATGCAAGATGAAATAACATCTTTAACAGCATTAGCTACTTGAGTAGGATTATTACTCTCCATAGCCAATATAAGAATTTTCTCTTCCTTAACTAAAAAGGGTCTAAATTTAACTTTTTTCTTTGTAGAAGGAATAATTAACTCATAAGAAGGAGTCGAAATCTTTGGTAAAGGCATAATAATCGCAATTCAGTAATTTTATTTAGCAGTGTAAAAATAAGTTAATAAGCATCATACCATCCACTACTATATTGAGATCCAGCAACTGTTCCATCTTTACCTAAATTAGGATCAATTGCATTACTTATTAAGTTATTTTTTAATTCTTTATTTCCTGGTGCATTAGCATTAAGAGTTTGAGTTATTGATGCCTCTCCACCCATGAATCTATTCATAGATCTTGATTTATCAATTCCCTTTTTATTACGATCTACTCCTCTTTCTCTTGACCAAGAACTAGATTCTCCGCAAATATACCTATCATATAAGAAATTAGCAGATACAACTAAAACCTGAGAGTTATCATATTGTACCCTTGTAGAATTTAATTCATAAGGAAATAATCCCCGAAAACCATATTCAAGTGATTGTCTATAATTTTTTTCAAATTTAATTATTTTAGTATTCTCTGATCTATATTCTTCTGGGTATCTCATCTTAAAATTATAGGCATCATCAACAGAATTTGCTGGAGAACCACCACTAATATACTCCATCCAATGTTCTAAAAACTTAAGAGTTTTATATTCATTATCAACATAAAAATCTAAAGTTATTTGAGTGAATTTTCTTGTATGCGGTCTTTTCTCAACAACTCCTTGATAATCACCTACTATATCAGCAGTTGCAAATCCACTTCCAGGTAAAGAAGCACGATTACAAAGTAATCCTATCTGATCGGAATGAAATCTCCAATCAACTCCTTTACTTTCAAGGAAATCTCTTAAACCACCTGGCGGCATACTAAATTGCACCAAATAATTAGAAGTTTGTGCAACATTTTGAAATGTTGGCAATATCTGAGATATTTTCTTTGGGATTGGTGCTGCCACTACTCTAAATAGTTTTATTATATCATTTCTATTTAGATGGCTTATAAAGGAAAATATCAACCATCTCACCCACGAAAGTATAAAGGTGATCCTACAAATATAATCTTTAGGTCGTTATGGGAAAGAAAATTTATGGTTTATTGTGATAAAAATTCTAATATATTAGAATGGAACAGTGAAGAAATAATTATTCCATACATATCTCCCGTTGATGGAAAACCGCATAGATATTTTCCAGACTTCTATATGAAGGTAAAAGAAACCAATGGTCAAATAAAAAGATATGTTATTGAAGTAAAGCCTTTAAAGCAATGTTCTCCACCTAAAAAACCAAAACGTCAAACTCCTGGTTATATTCGTGAAGCATACGAATATGCAAAAAACCAAGCAAAATGGAAAGAAGCAAGAGAATGGTGTGCTGATAGACAATTGGAATTTAAAGTGGTTACTGAAAAAGAACTTGGGATAAAATAATGGCATCTTTTATTAATCGCCAAAAAGAAAAACTAAGGCAAGCAAGAGAATCAAGAAATAGAATATCACATATACTTAATGATTTAATTGGTACAGAACACCCTGACGATCTAATGATGAAAATCATAGAATCGTTAACAGAAGGTAGTAAAAGACCATCAGAAGGAAAATATTATGTATTCTTATATAAAGCAAAAACTCCCAACTTAAGATATGATCAACATCCAATGGTAGCAGTTACTGATGTTTTTGAATGGGGGTTTCGTGGAATCAATTTTCACTGGAATACAATGAGACAATATACATGGAATGAAATAATAGGTGGACTATATGAAATTACACATTCTGAATTAACTGATCTTGATGGTATACCTTTTGCAAGATTTCGTATAAATAGCTGATAATACTAAAATAGGTCGATAATGGCAATGGGAACCTGGCGGGTAGATCCGCAAGAAAACAGAGATCTTCAGAATAAGTATAGACAAGAAAATAATTTATCAGAACTAACTACACCAGTAAATGGTGGAGATAGTAGTTCTGGACAACCAGGAAAATATGGATCACCAGGGTTCTATAGTTATCCAGAAAAAAGAAGCGTTTCTGATGGAGAAGATTCTTTACTTATACAAGCTGTTAAATACCTTGCACCATCATCAGGAGATCCAGATTTTAAACTTAATATGGATATTGAAAAAGGTCAGTTAGGAAATATTGGAGGTAAAGGAAAAATAGATGCAGAATTTAAAATGAATACGGGTATGCATACTCGTTATAAAAGATTTACTGATTCTGATACTGGTGGTGCATATAAAAAGAAAACAAGATTTTATGTAGAACTCCCAATACCTCAAAATATAAGTGCTTCATCATCAACCCAATTCCAAGAAGATGATAGAAATATATTCACTCTTGCAGCATTAGAAATGGGTCAACTTGCTATGCAAGAAGGTGGAGATGTTGGTGAAGGATTTACTAAAGCAGTTAGTGCCATTAATTCAAATTTAGATATAGGATTACAAAATGGATCAATATCAAGAATAGTAAAAGCATCTATGACAAGTTTAGCACTTAATCAATTTGGTGCTAATATTAACGCAAATACCGTTCTTTCAAAAGCAACTGGACAAATCCTAAACTCAAATAAGGAATTATTATTCAGTGGTGTTAATCTAAGATCATTCCAATTTAGATTTAATTTTTCACCAAGAAGTTCTAGTGAAGGTGGTAAAGTTGCAAAAATAATAAGAATGATGAAACAATCAATGGCTCCTAAAGCAGGTGAAGATTATCAAAACTCTGGATCTAAAAATTCAAAAAATAGTGGTATATTCTTAGGTGCTCCAGATGTTTTCTTATTAAGATATCTACAAAGTGGAAAAGATCATCCTTTTTTAAATTCATTTAAACCATGTGTATTATCACAAATGAATGTTAACTATACTGGATCAGGAACTTATGCAACTTACTCTGATGGTACACCAGTACATACAGTTGTAGATATGACATTTAAAGAGATTAACCCAATTTACGATGAAGATTATGATGAAGAAAACCTCAAAGGAGTTGGATACTAATGGCATACATAAGAAAATTACCTAATGTAAGGTATCCATCACCATTACCAAATAAAACATCATCAAAAGATTTTATTACTATAAAAAATCTTTTCAGGAAAGTTAAACTATTAGATTGGGTATCAGAACAATCAGTAATATTTAATAGTTACATTATTCCTGACGAATCAAGACCAGATATAGTTGCAGATTACTTATACAGTGATCCAGAATTAGACTATGTTGTTATTCTTGTGGCAAATATCACTAATATTGAAGCAGAATGGCCACTATCAAACGCAAATTTATATGAATATGCTGTAAATAAATACGGTCTTGAAAATTTAAATGCTACTCATCATTATGAAACTATAGAAATTAGAGATGAAAAAGACAGATTAATATTAGAAGCAGGTAAAGTTGTAAACGGACCTAATGAAACTTTTAGAACTGCAGACAATAATGGTGGAGCAGATGCTATACCAGAGTTTACAATTGATGGTCCAGCAAAAAGATATAATGGAACATCAAATACTTGGTATGGGATAATAGGAGGAGAAAAAATTAATTATTCTGGAGAAACAATTAAACCTACAATAGGTATATCTAACTATGAATATGAAGTAGGTATAAATGAACAAAAAAGAAATATAGACATACTTAGACCAGAATATTTACAGATATTTAATAATGATCTTGAAGAATTATTGAATTACCATAGAAGTTCTCAATATATAAGTCGTAAATTAATTACAACAGAAAATACACGTTTATTTAATTAAAAAAGACCCACCCGAAGGTGAGTCTTTCCAATATTCAGGCTCTCTTGGATCATCTTTCGGATCCCAGTAGAAGAAATTCATCTGGGATAACCTACAATGTTTAAGAGGCTTGATTTTCATTATTCTGCAGCAAGTTTAGAAAAATACGACATTGCATCATCATCTTCATCTTCTGTAGTAGAAGATCTTGATACTGATTCTACTGTCTCAACAGGAGCAGATGCTTTAACATCTTCAAACTCTTGCTCTACAGTTTCAGCATCGTTACGAACTGGCTTATTGCCAAGAACATATCCAAGACGAGTCTTGAGTTCATCATAAGATTTAAACTGATCGGCAGCAACTAATTCTGCTAATGAGTACTCTTTTTTCCAAATTGCTTCCATAGCGTCATCATCTTTCAACAATGCACTGGTAGAGGCAAACTCAGAAGAGTCATAGTTTCTATAACCAGCAACGTTCTTTGCCTTCAATTTGAAGTTAGCACCTTGCCAGAAATCGAATGGATCAATTGCTTCCTCATCCTCAAACTCAGGTTGCATTGCTGCAGTTAGTTTGTCAAAGATTTTCTTACCATATTTGTATAAGAATACTTTACCTTCGTTCTCAGGATTTGCTGGATCTTTTACAACGTAGATATTGCTGATGTAAGTAAGTTTACGTTTCTGCTTACGAGCAGTATCTTTACCTGCGTCTGTTCCATTGTTCCAGAGTTGTGAGTTAAACTCAGATACTGGATCTTTTTGTCCCAAAGTAGTAAGGGAGTTTTCAATGTACCAACCACCAGGA